ACTTCCTGAGCTATGTCGGGGTGCTGAAGGATGGTCGATTCAAGACCGAAGACTACCTTCATGCCATCACCTACGTCAGCTTCAAGATCATGGGCCTCACCAACAAGGATGCCTATGAGAAGACGTTCCCTGATCGGATGAACAAGCTGATTACCGCAGGAACCAGCAGCAAAGACATATCTGCCTATGTGGCTGCCTATAACAAAGGCAAGCTGGTCAACCTGATCTATGAGCAGACCATGATCCCAACCTGGGTGCTCAATCAGGATGCATTCCAGAAGGCAATCAATACCCAGGTAGAGTTGATGACCACCTCTGCCAGCGATCTGGTCAGAACCCAGGCTGCAAATTCCATCCTCACCCACCTGAAGAAGCCAGAGGTGAAAGAATTCCAGATTTCGATGGAGACCAAAGAGAACTCTGGTATGAAGGAACTGATGGGGAGCCTCGAACAGTTGGCACTCCAGCAGCAAGAGCTTATCAAACAAGGTGTCCCCACCCGACAGATCGCAGCTCAACCACTGGTACACGAAACTGTGCCAGATATTGTTGAAGCTGAGTACGTGGAATTGTCCTCTAAACCAGCTAAGGTTCTCAGCAATGTCCCTGATTAAGCAAACTCTGGATGAGTGGTTGGATGGTGTCTCCTATAAGGAGATCAACTCCGAGTCTTTCTCTCCGAGTGTGTATGCACTGACCTTCATGAACTTTATCAAATTGGTAAACGGAGTAGAGGGTGAGTCGCATAAGACTCCACCAGTTCACTTGAAGATGTTGGACAAGGTGGTGTCACAGCAACAATACATCGCTAACCTCTGTTTCCGTGGGGCAGCTAAGACCACTCTGTTTGGGGAATACTTTTTCCTGTTCCTGGGGGTTTTTGGGTACTTGCCTGAGTTTGGTGAGGTATCTGGTGGGATCTACGTCTCGGACAGTATGGAGAATGGTGTCAAATCGCTCCGGAAAAATATCGAGTTTCGGTACAACAACAGCGAATTCCTTCAGGAATGGATCCCTGAAGCGACCTTCACTGATGCCTACATCGAATTCAAAAACAAAGAAGGCCATCGGTTTGGCCTAAAGATGTTCGGTGCCAAGACTGGTCTCCGTGGGACCAAAATTTTTGGCAAGCGTCCGGTCATCTGCGTGCTCGACGATCTTGTCAGCGATGATGATGCTCGCTCACGGGCAGCCATGCTCGCCATCAAGGACACCGTATATAAGGGTGTGAACCACGCTCTTGATCCAACTCGCCGGAAGGTGATCTTTAACGGAACGCCATTCAACACCGAAGACATCCTGATCGAAGCAGTTGAATCGGGTGCTTGGGATGTGAACGTCTGGCCAGTGTGTGAGCGATTCCCCTGCACTGAAGAGGAATTCCAGGGAGCCTGGGAAGATCGCTTCACTTATGAATATGTGAAAGCTCAGTACGACATGGCCGTGCTGACTGGAAAGCTGTCTGGATTTTTCCAGGAGCTGATGCTCCGGATCAGTTCTGAAGAAGAGCGTCTGGTGCAGGATGCTGACATTCGTTGGTACAAACGACAGCTGCTCCTTCAGGCCAAATCCAATTTCAACTTCTACATCACGACTGACTTTGCCACCTCAGAACGTCAGACTGCCGACCAATCGGTGATCTCGGTCTGGGCATACAATGCTAATGGTGACTGGTTCTGGGTTGATGGAATTGCTGAACGGCAGACCATGGACAAGAATATCGATGATCTCTTTCGATTGGTTCAGATCTACCGTCCTCAGGGAGTTGGTATCGAAGTCACTGGTCAGCAGCAGGCCTACATCTCTTGGCTCCAGAAGGAGATGATAACCCGGAACATTTGGTTCAACTTCGCCAGCTCAGAAAAAAGTGGAACCCCTGGGATCCGTCCGATGGCTGATAAGCTGAGCCGCTTCAATCTGGTTGTCCCTTGGTTCAAGGCAGGGAAGATGTTCTTCCCAGAGGAGATGAAACAGAGCATCATCATGGGAACCTTCATGGGTCAGATCAGGATGGTGACATCTTCGGGGATAAAAGGTAAGGACGACTGCATCGACACTATATCAATGTTGGGCTTCCTTAGTCCTTGGCGACCATCCGATTCGATCCCTGTTACACAGAACGAGGTGGAAATTTGGGATGAGCAGTATAAAGAGGAGGAGACAGGGGGGCTTTCCTCATATATAGTGTAGCCGATCAGGGGGATCTGGTGTGAACGTAACCGAGCTTTTCCGCCGATTGTCCTACGAAAAGTTGGGCAATTTGGCCCTTGCAGCTAATGGCACTGGCACGATTGTCGATGATTATAAGCCAAAGATCATCGCTCATGCGAATGCTGGGCTGCTTCGTCTCTATTCCAAATTCCTATTGAAGGAATCGGATCTGCTGCTTCAGCAGAAAGAGCACATCACCAATTATCATTTCCAGACCAAGTTTGCTTTGAATGGTGAAGCGTGCCCTGGAGTGGTGAAGTACATATTTGATAAGCCATCAGAAAAGTTCACTGGTGATCTGATCAAAGTGTTGGGTGTGGTCGATTCGACTGGAACTGGGCATACGCTGAACGATATCGATGATTACGATTCGTACTTTACGCCCCAACCAAATATCCTCCAGATCCCACGCCCTGTTGAAGGGCGAATGATCAATGTGATTTATCAAGCACGGCACCCAGTCCTCACTTATGATGACATGGACGCTTGCATTGAGCTTCCTGTGGTTCTGGAAGAAGCACTTCTCTCTTGGATCACCTACGCTGTTTACTCAGCGATGAATGGCCAAGAGAACCTGACCAAAGGGCAGGAGCAGCTTGCAATGTTCGAAAACGTCTGTGAAGAGGTGATTGAACGGGATATGGTGAACTCGTCTTCGTCAAACACGGGATGCAAGTTCAAAGACAGGGGGTTTGTCTGATGAGTAATGCGGGTGCATTCGGCAGTGGTGCCGGACTGGTTGATGATGTTCTGGGTAACGCCTACCTGATCGTCAAGCACATCTATGACAACATGACGGCCATCTCTGAGGTGGCTGCTCGAACTGATATTATCGATGATATCAAAGACAATTTGGATCTTGCTGAGTCTGCTGTTCTGAATCAGACTCTCTCGATTGTGCTTGCTGGTGTGACCAATTATCGGGCCACGTTTGCAGAGGCTCTGATCGATTTCACTGATGGTGAATATTTCAGTTCTGCTGAATCAGGCACCCTTCGTCTCTATAAGCGTGGCCCTGGAATTACTTATACAGATCAAGGTGATGTGGTTGCTCCAGTGTCTCGTGCATTGCTGGCTGCTACCACTGGGGCTGCCTTAATTGGGACTAGTGAAGCAGAGATCAATGTTGAAGAGGCTCTGGCTGCTCGACCAAAATCGACTCTGCTTGCTGGAGAAACTGGTGCTGCCCTTATCGGAACAGATGAGGAAGGTATTAATGTTCAAGAAGCCTTGGACGCCCGTCCAACTGCAACTGACCTCGCAGCAGAAACTGCTGGTGCTCTGATTGGTTCAGACACCGGGATTGGGACTAACGTCGATGCCGCTTTGACCAATTTGGTTCCAACGGACCAAACCACTGGAAACCTTGAATCTTTGATCAGCCTAATCAATACGACTGGCAAATTCAAAGGCAAGTTTGCCTGGAATACGACCACTCAAAAAATGGTCATGGCACTTGGTGCCAGTGTCGAAGATGGTTGGGTATCAATGGATGGGCTTTCGACCTATACCCCGGCTTAATGATTATCTGAGGGTAATTGCAGATGGTGTTCGATCCTACGATATATCTCCCAGTCGTCTCCAGTGTAACTCTGGGGGTTGATTGTGATGACTGCTCGGATGATCCCAGGGAAGAGCTGACCTTTACCCCTGAGCTGTTGTATTTCGACTACATCATGCCCAGTGAGGTCACTGATCCTCAGCCGTTCACGGTGACGAACACTGGCAATCTGCCTGTTGGTTTGGCTTCATTCGAGATTACTGGTGACTTCCAGATGATCGGGGTTGTTCCTGAGAATCTGCTGCCGGGTGAGAGCTTCACCCTGACTGTGACGTTCAGCCCCACAGAAGATGGTGCTCGCCTTGGTGAGATCATTGTGGACGCTGGGACCTCAGATCCACTAGCACGGGTGAAGTTGATTGGGATCGGAGGCAACTCTGCTTTACAGATCGCTATGGCTGAGATGCAGGCACAAATGCTGCTGCTCACCACTGGCTTGTCCACTGCAAATGCCCAGATTGCTTTGCTTCAGAATATGATCGACAGCTTCGAACTGGGGCAGATTCGGTACACCTGGCGAGCATATGCCATGAGTTCTGATGGCTCAGTGGATTTCACCACTGGAACGCCAACTCCTCAGCACAACTATTTGGGTCTGGCCTTCAACAAGACCAGTATCATTCCCAGTCAAAATCATGAAGATTATAGCTGGTCGAGCATCAATGCCACTGAGAGCAACTTCATCTCTCAGGATACCATCAATGTAAATGGTATCCCTGCATGGCAATTGACCAACGATTTGGCTGCACTCTCCTACCAGATCATGTCGTATCAATTTGATCGACAGACGCTGCTGGATTACGTCAATGCAGGACTCACCATTGAAGGTGTTCCTGTCACGACTGTGATCTCAAACGAGCAGCTTCAGCGTATTGATGGTGATACTGCTCTGGCAGCCACAATCAGTCTGATTGGTGCCAGAAATCTGGCTGGAACTGCGTTCATTCTGGATCTCGATTCCGTCATGGTATCTCCAGAAATGAGCCTCAGTACCCGGATCAGTAATATCAGTGCTGAAGCTGGTGATGCTGCTGCATCTGTCTTGAACCT